GCGGACATGGCCCTCGCTGGCCAAGACGGGACGAAGGCGTTTCGTGACATGGAACGGGAGGCGGGAAAACTGAAAGACCAAATCGGGGACACGCAGCAAAGGATTAAACAACTTGCATCCGACACCCGAACCATTGACACCTTCGTCGGGGCCATCCAAGGCATCACGGCGGGATTCCAAATCGCCCAAGGAGCAGCAGCCTTGTTTGGAGCGGAAGAAGAAGAACTGCAAAAGTCCTTGGTCAAGGTCCAAGCGGCCATGGCCCTCGCCAACGGGGTGCAACAGGTGGCCAACCTGCTAAACAAGGATTCCATCCTGATAACCCAAGGCCAAGCAGCGGCGCAGGCATTGTACGCCGTGGCGGTGGGAACCAGCACGGGTGCATTGAAGGCGTTCCGCATTGCTCTTGTTTCAACTGGTATCGGTGCGATTATTGTGGCAATCGGACTACTCATTGAGAATTGGGATAAACTCACCGCAGCGGTTCGTCGCTACCTTAACCTACCCGACCCCAAGCAACGGGCAGCGGAGCAAGCGCAGGCATTGAAGGATCAAGAGGTGCAGTTGGAGAAATACCGCAGCGCATACGAAGCCCATACCGACGGCCTTATTGCTGCTGATGCCAAACGCAAAGCCGCCCGTGACAAAGCCATTGCAGATCGGATCGCAGAGAACGAACGCCTCGCCATCCTTGCCGCTGCTGAACTCCAAGCGGAGGCCGATTCGGTGGCCTACGAGAAAGCCTTGCTGGACCAGCAGACCGCTGACTTCAACGCCTTTGCCGAAGCCTACTTTGCCGAAAGCGATGCCATCCTTGAACACGACCGCAAGAATGCCGAAGAACGCAAGAACATTGAAAAAGCCGTTGCGGATTACAAGGAGCAGGTGGTCTTTGATTCCGTTGCAGCCATCGGGCAGACGCTCTCCGCATTTGCAGGGGAAAACAAGGGCTTGGCCATTGCGGCCTTGGCCGTTGAGAAAGGCGCAGCGATTGCCAATGTCATCGTAAACCTAAACAAGGAAATGGCGGCCAATGCGGTTATGGCAGCGGCCAACCCTGCGAATGTCGTGACGGCGGGAGCGGCGGGTATCGCACAACTCAAAGCGTTCAACACTATGGCCAAGATTCGTGCAGGCTTGCGCATTGCATCAATTACGGCAGCGGGCATTCAAGCAGGCAGGGCTATCACAAGCGGCGGGGAAGGAGGCGGCGCGCCTTCACCTGGTGGGCCGATGCCATCGGGAGCGGGTGGCGGTGCTGCTCCCCCAATTTTCAGCAACCCCAACACAACCGACCTATCCTCCTTTGGGAACGGCCAAGGCCAAGGGATGCAACCCATGCGGGCCTATGTGGTTGAGCGTGACATCCAGCAGACAACGAGCAGGGTGCGCCGCTTGTCCGAATTTGCAACATTGGGCTAACCGTTACATATCCCCACATGGAACTTCCCGTGTACCGAATGACCGTGGACGAAGTGGACGAAGGTGTGCAGTTTGTCGCTCTCGTTGATATGCCCGCCATTGAAAAGCCATTCCAAGCCTTCGCCAAGACCCCGCAAAGATTCGCTGAAACGGGAGAACGCAGAGTGCTGACTGGACCGCTCATGCTGGCAGATACGCCCATCTACCGCAAGGATGACACTTACGGCGAGTACTATGTCGTGTTTGACAAAGCGACCATCCGCAAAATCGTGCAGAAGTACTTCAAGCAAGGCAACCAGCACAATGTCAACGCTTACCACAACGCTGAACTTGATGGCGTGTTCATGTTTGAATCCTACATCACCGACACCGAGCGTGGCGTACTTGCTCCCAAGGGCTATGAGGACACCCCCGACGGCTCTTGGTTCGGCTCCTTCAAAGTAGAGAACGACGAAGTTTGGGAGAACCGCCACGCCTTCAAGGGTTTCTCCGTGGAGGGCCTCTTTGGGATGAAGAACACAGGCACGGAATTAGAGGTCGCTCTTGCGGGCCTCGCAGACGACTTAACCAATTTTTTGCAACAATTACAACCTAACTACAAATCCCTTTAATCTATGAACCTAAAAGCAGCCATTGACACTTTGCGGACCGAACTCCGCAAGTTCACAACCCAAAAGCAAGCCTTCGCCGACTACAAGTTGGTGGATGGAACTGTTGTCCGAGTGGACGGCGACCTCGTTGCAGGAACCGCCGTTTATGTAATCACCGAAGACGAAACCTTGCCCGCCCCCGACGGTGAGCATCAAGTCGAGGGCGTTGGTGTCATCAAGACCGAAGGTGGCAAAATCACCGAAGTCGTTGTAGCCGAAGCCCCAGCACCTGCCGAGGAAGTCGCCGTTGCTGCTGAGATAACCCCCGAAGTTGCAGGCGAAGTGGTGAGTGAAATCGCCGAAGGCTACCCAATGGTGGACCCCGCCATGGTGGAAGAAATCGTCAAGAAGCACTTGGTGTCCATCATGGAGGAACTGAAGGCCGCCTACACTGAGATGGGCAAGATGAAGGACAAAATGGCCGCCTTTGCAAGCCAAATGGAAACCATGACCGACATTGTTGAGAAGGTTGCCGAACTACCCTCCGAAGCACCTAAGCCAACCGCCTCCGCAATCGTGGAGCAACGGAAGGCATCAGCCGCTCAAAACTTTGCGGCCATCGCACAATCAATCCAAACTCTTAAAAACTCCAAATAACCTTAACCCCCTAAAAACAAAATCATGGCATTTTCTTTCGGAAACCTTTCAGCCTACACCGAGCAGCAAAGGCTGCCCCTCATCACCAAAGCGGTCTTTGCCGCTCGCTCTGCCGCCCTCTTTACCAAGCAAGTTGGTATCAAGTCGGCTGCTGCCCTCAACCTCATGGACACCGATGCAAACATCGGGTCAGGAACCGTCTGCGGTTGGTCTGCAACAGGCAACACGACCTTCAGTCAGCGTAACATCACCGTCGGCGTGATGAAAATCCAAGAGGCTCTTTGCCCTCGCTCACTTGAGCAGTACTGGATGCAGTCCCAGTTGACTGCTGGTAGCCAATACGACGGCGTACCTTTTGAGCAGGCGTTCTCCGAGCAGAAGGCTCTGCGTATCGCCGAAGCCTTGGAAACCGCCATTTGGCAGGGTAACTCCTACTTCAGCGGTGTAAACCAGTTGCTGAACGCCGCATCGGGTTCTACCGTTCTTGCTAACGCTTCCTCTACAACTTGGAACCCAGTATCGGCTTCCGTTGGTATCACAACTTCCAATGTCATCACCATCTTTGACAAAGTGTACAACGATATCCCGCAAGCCATCCTCACCAAAACTGACCTTGTCATTTTCTGCGGATGGAACAACTTCCGCACCTTGATTGGAGCGCTGAAGTCGCAGACAGGTGTCATGTACAACCAAGTGGACTTGCAAGGGTTGGCCGATGGTGACATCATCTACCCTGGCACCAATGTCCGTATCGTTGCCGTCCCAGGCTTGACCTCTACCAACCGCATCGTCTGCACCTACCTCGGCAACCTGTTCTACGGAACCGACTTGCTGAGCGACGAGGAAAACTTTGAGTTGTGGTACTCCAAGGACAACGATGAAGTCCGCTTCCAAGCCGCCTTCAAAGCAGGTGTGCAGTTCGCCTATCCCGACTTGATGGTTGACTTCAAACTGGCCTAAGTGTAAGGGGGGAGGGAAACTTCCCCCCGCTTTTTATTCTTGCAACTCACAAAATAAATATACACTATGTCTTGCTCCCTAACTACGGGCTACGCCCTCGGATGCCGTGATTCAGTCGGCGGCATCAAAACTATTTATGTCCAATCCTTTAACGCCACAGGCTCCGTGAACACCAACGGAAGCGGAACGGTCACAGGCTTCACGGGTTTCTCATCGGGATTCTACGAGTACGACTTGACCAAGGCCACTTCGTCCATGACGGAAACCTTGAACGCAAGCACCGAGAACGGAACCTTGTTCTACACTCCCGAAGTAACCTTTACCATCAACAAGTTGCAGACCGCCGTGCGGAATGAACTGCGCCTCTTGGCTCGGAATCGCTTGCTGGTCATCGTCCAAGACAACAACAGCCGTTACTGGGTGTTGGGTGCTGCGAATGGCTTGGAAGCCTCCGCTGGGACTGCTGGAACGGGTACTGCATTCGGTGACCGTTCAGGCTACGAGATGACGCTGACGGGCATGGAACCCGATGCAATGCTGAACATCTTGCCAGCAACATTCTCTGCGCTGACCGCACAAATCAGCGGTTCGTAGCGTATCTTTGACCTGCGGGTTCTCATACGCCCGCAATGGTTTAGTGGTCTGGGCCATCTCGCAAGGGGTGGCCCTTTTTTTTGTACCTTTGGGCATGAGAATTTGCATCGTTTATAACGCTCACCCGACGGGGTGTTCCTTCTACCGACTGGAAATGCCGAACGCCTACCTCGGCGACAACTACACCGAGTTCGACTATGTGTGCGTGGACAACATCGCCAATGTCAAGGATGAGGACCTAAAGACGGTCGATGTGTGGCTATTTAATCGCTTGTGGTGTCAAGGTACCTT